CGGGTGCGAGAACATCCGCGCGGTGTCTTCGACGAGCGCCGAGAAGGCACGTAGCCGGTCGATCGGCTCGAGGTCGTCGCCTCGCATGTAGTCGAACAGCAGGCCCACCTTCGCGCGCAGCAGCACGCGGCCGCGGTCCTGGACGACGTGATCGTCTCCGGTCGAGGGGTCGTGTACGACCTGGGTGCGCGACTTGTCCGTCGAGATCTTCGAGATCCAGAGGCGCAAGCCGCCGAAGCTGCAGTTGTAGAAGACCGCCATGATCAGGGCCTCTGCCGGTGGGATGTCGCGCCGCGGTTCGCTTCGGCGACGACCTTGCCGTCGACCTTGACCTGGGTCTTGCCACCAGCGAGCGCTGCGAGGATGCCGTCGGAGAGCGCTTTGATCTGCGCAGCGACCGCGGTGCCGATCGCGGTGTTGATCGCTTGAGCTGTTGCGGCCTCGTCGGAGCTGCCCTGCGCCTTGCGGCGGAGCTCGCCGAGCTCGGGCACCGTGTACGCGCCCGTGCCCTTGCCGACGCGCTTACCCTGCTGCACGGCGGAGCGTGTCGCATCCTCGTCGGCGATCTTCTTCCCGACGAGGTCCTCGAGATCGCCGCCAGAGAGGCCAGGCCGCGCGAGCTTCGTGCGCAGGTGATCCTTCCGCTCTTCGAGCCGGTCGGCGTTCAGCTGCTTGATCCGATCCTCTTCGCTGAGACCGCCGCCACCCGCCTTCATCGCGTCGTTCAGGACGTTGCCGCCGCCGAGCACGCCACCGAGGAAGCCGAAGAACCCGGAATCGCCCTTCGCCGCGTTCTCGCCGGCCGACTTCGCCGCGTCGAGGATCTTCGACGCCGCGGACACGGCGGTCTCGAGTACTCCGACGAGCGTGACCGCGGCGTCGGTGAAATTCTTGATCCGCTCGGGCGTGAAGGCCTCGGCGATCGAGTTCTTCGCCGCCTCGAAGGCCGTCTTCGTCTTTCCCGCGGTGCTGCCGAGGTACGTGTCGAGATCCTTCTGGATCGTCGTCGCGTTGCCCGCGTCGTCGACGAGGCCCTGCATCTCCTCGCGGTTCTGCGACAGCTGCAGGTACGCGCGGTACGCCTCGACGCGACCGAAGGCCTTTTCCATCTTCGCCGGGTCCTTGATCAGCTTGCTCTTCGCGATGCTGTCCATGATGTCGAAGACGTTCCGCATGTGCTCCACGCCGGTCTTTGGATCCTTCTCGAAGATCTCGACGCCGGCCTGGTGGAACCGCTTCGAGTTCTTCACGAACGAGGTCAGCATCCCCTGCACGCCGGTCACGGTCTCCGACGCGTCGCCGCCGAAGCCGCGCTTCGCGATCTGCAGCGCGGCGCCCATCTCCTTGAGGCCCTGCAGCCCGGAGCCGCCTTTGAACATCGCCCACTGCGGCGCGATGTTCGCCATCTGCGACGCGAGGTCCTTGAGCTCGATCGCGCCCTTCTTGCCCTGCACCGCGAGGATCCCGAAGGCGTCGAGCGTGTCGCCCGGGTCGATCTTCATGTTCTGCTTCAGCGCGGCCGCGGTGCTCGAGATGTCCTGGATGCTCGAGTTTGTCGCCTGCGCAACCTTCGCCCAGTTGCCGATCTGCGACTGCGCGGTGTCCATGTCACCGGTGAGCGCGACGTACGCGCTACCGGCGTCGAGGATCGCGGCCTTCGACAGCCCTGTCGCGTCGCTCGCCACCCGCACGCTGTTCGCGAACGCCTGCATCTCCTCGGGCGTCTTCTCCGCGGTGATCTGCAGGCGCGTCAGCTTGTCGTTGAAGTCGAAGACGGCCTTGCCCTGCTCGAAGAGGAAGCCGGCCGCGCCGCTCGCCGCGCTCGATCCGAGGTTGCCGACCATCTGGGCGCCGCCCTTGCCCCAGAAGCCCTTCTCGGCGAGGTCCTTGCCGAAGACGTTCTTCTTCAGCTCGGCGCCGAAGTTCGAGAACTTCGCACGCGCCTCTCGCAGCTTGGCCGAGAGGCTGCGGCTGTGCGCGGAGATCTCGACTTCAGCCTTAGGGTTCGCCATCGGTCCCGCCCTGGTAATCGACGTTCTCGTACCGGCGCCCCGAGCTCGAGCTCGGGCTCGCGGGGCTCAGCGTCAGCTCGTCGGCGACGAGTCCCCAGGCGAGGACCTCGACGTCTCGGAGCTCGCAAGCGGGTCGTCCAAAGTGAGCAAAAAGGCGGACAGCCTCCGTGCACCGTAGACCCGAAGCAACGTGCCGTTTTTTTTTGAGACGGCGGTGCGCAGCTCGAGTAGCTCGTCGGGCGTCAGCTGCTCGATCGACGGGTCGTGCTCCTCGCGGAGGTCGCCGTACTGCCGCCAGAGATCGCCGATCACCTCGGGCGTCAGCAGGCCCCACTCCGCGACGGTGCCGAGCGCCTGCGTGGTGTCGGTCGCATCCATGACCGCTTCGGCGAGCACGCGGACCGCGGTCTCGAGCTCGAACTTGCCCATCGTCAGGACGCTGTGCTCGAGGCCTCGCTTCTCCATCGCGCGCTCGACCTCGCCATCGATATCGAGGAGGCGCTGGCTGCCGAGCAGCGTCATCACCGCGTCGAGTCCGAGCGCCGGGATGGTGACCGGCTTGAGCACGCGACGGCCGGCCAGAGCCGCGAGGAAGCGTGACGCGACCGAGCTCGACGCGGCCGGCGTCGAGCCCTGGGAGATCGCGGCGCCGAGCTTCGTCGCCATGCGTTATGGCGCGGGCGGCAGCGGGACGTAGTTGAGGTACTTCAGCTTGACCGTGTCCATGTGCGACCCGGCGTCGTCGCTCTTGCGGGTGACCTGCGCGACGATCACGCCCTGAAACTGGTCGCGCTGCCCGCCCGTGTCCTGCATCGTGAAGGCCATGCGGACCTTCTGGCGCTGCGCCTTGCGCCAGTCGACCTCGGGCTTGCCCTGCTCGCGGTAGACGTCGAGGGTGATCTCGCCGCCGCCTTCCTTGTAGCGGAAGCCGGCGCCGCCCGAGACGCCGACCGCCATCACGATCTCGGCGTCCTTCTCGTCGTTGACGTCGGCCGACTTCACCTTCGTCAGCTGGAAGTTGCCGAACGGAGCGTCGATGAAGAATTTTGCTTGGCTTACGATGTCGCCCATCGGGACGCCTCCTAGATCTTCACGCGGTGAACGAAGGCGACCTGGTGGAGGCCGAGGACGACCGTGTACGAGACGTCGACGTCGACGCGCCCGGGCGCGCCGAGGTCCTTTTCGACGACGAGCAGCGCGAGGTCCGCGTCGACGTTGGTCAGGATCTTCGCGTCCTGCGACGCGTACAGGATGTTCGCGATCATGTCGCGAACCTGGGCGATGGTGTCGTCGGTCTCGAGGACGCCGTCGGGGTTGGCGTCGGCGCCGAACCGCGCCGCGTAGGCCGCGTCGATCTGCCGGGCGATGAACGCGCCCGCGCGCGACACCGCGAGGTCGCGGAGCGCCTCGAAGGGCTCGCTGCTGACCGTCGTCGACGTCGTGACCATCTTCTCGATCTTCACGACGCCGAGCGTCTGCACGCGCGTCTGCGGGTCGGTGACCGACTTCAGCGGTACGAGGCCGGCCGCGAGCGCGCTCTCGACCTGGCTGTTCGTGTAGTCGTACGCGTCGTACGGCGGGTAGAGCGGCAGCTTCATCCGATCCCAGTTGCCGTTGGGCCGGGCGCGTGAGGTGATCGCGACGGCGATCGCGGTGGCGATCTCGCCGGGCAGCGACGGGCTGTTCTGGCAGCTCGCGACGACGATCGCGCGGTCGTTGGCAGCGGAAGCGAGCGTGGTTGCCGTGCCGATCGATCCCGGCTCGCCGAACACGACCCAGCGCCACTTCTTCTCGGCCGGGCCCCACGCGGTGGTGACGTGGGTGAGCGCGAGCGCGATGTCGGCGGAGAGGTGGTTCTCCATCGACACCGTGTCGTAGTCCGGTCCCGCGATCGCCGCGAGCGCCGCAGTGGGATCGGCGACGCCGGTGCCGGCAGCGGTCTGCGCGGCGACGACGGTCACGCCGGCCGGGACCGAGACGACCTCGAACACGATGTCGGCGCCGAAGGCGCCCTTGTGCGTCGCGGTGCACGTGACGACCGGCGGAGCGACCGCCGAGGTGACCGGGAGCGTGAGGAACGCCGCGCCGATCGCCGCATTGATCGCGGTCGCGATCGTGTTGGCCGAGTCGCCGTTCGCGACGCCGATCGTCAGCGTGCGGCCGGCGATCCGGATCACCACGTTGCCGCCGGCGGTGGCCGGTCCGGTCGCGGTGAGCGTCTCGATGCGCGCCACGCCGCCGCCGGGCTCGGCGACGGGCACCGCGAACAGCTGCGGGCCCTGGCCGAGATAGGCGCCGGTGAGGAAGGCCTGGCGACACATCAGCGCGAGCGATGAGCCGACGCCGAACAGTGCATCGGTCTCGACGGGATCGTTGATCGGGTAGACCGTGCTCGCGACCGCGGTCCCGCCCTTCTGGGTGCCGATCAGCACCGTGCGCTGCGGCAACGGCGTGAGGGCGCGGCCGCCCTGCAGGTAGGTGAACGAGTGGAACGTCTGCGGCCGACGGAGCGACGTGAGGATCCCGGTGTTGACGGTCACGCTAGCTCTCCTTCGGCGTGTAGAGCGCGGCCGCGCCGGTCGGCGCTGCGATCGCGGGCGCGAGGACCAGGTCGCCGTCGCGCAGCTGGCGAACGATGTGCGGCGAGGTGGCGTCGACCTCGATCACCTCGCCGGGCTTCAGGAAGAGGTGCCGATCACCCGCGGCGGTCGCGATCGACCGATCGATCGGGGTGTGGCGACCCTCGCCCGCGGTGACCCTGATCGTGTTGGCCATTCCGAATCGTCGGGGCGATCGCGGTGGGTGGGGAGGGGGGCTCCGGCCACGGGGATCCAGCCCGGGATCACCCGACGGTCGTGTCTTCGATGACCGGGATCGGATCGGGGTCGAGGCCGCTCTGCCGCATCGTGGTGTGGAGCTCGGTCAGCTTCTGGATCATGCCGCGGTACATGTTCGCGTCGCGCGTTACGGTGACCTTCCACTTCTGGACCCAGATCGTCTTCTCCTCGTCCGTGATCAGCTCGTCCTCGCTGTGGAGCTTGAGCTGCTGGACGTGCGAACCGACGCCCAGGTCGAGGTCGAACAGCAGCGCCCACACGAGCTCGAGCGTCGCGAAGATGCCGGGATCGGCGCTGTCGTCGGCCGCGGCGATCGCGTCGCTGGTCGCGCGGCCCTCCGTGACGTCGCGGCCATGGGTGCTGATCACGTAGACGTCGATGGCGAGCTCGCCGCGGCTTCGGCCCGGGCCGCCGGCCTGCGTGAGCGTCATCCCCGCCGGAGCGATCGCGACGGCCGGCGACTTGCCGGCGAGTTCCTGCCACATCAGGTCGATGCCGTACTCGTCGTGCTTGCCGTCGATCGTGAAGGGGATCGTGAGCACCTGCTCGCGGAAGCCGGCCGTGCTGCCGCCGAGCGCGAGGATCTTCAACGGCGCCAGCTTCGCGATCATCGCGTTCGCGATCAGCGTGCGCTGCGAATCGGCGAGCCCGCTGTCGAACACGTGGCTCACCGCTGCCAGCCCTTCGCGACGTAGCGCGCGAGCACGCTGCTGGTGGTCTCGAGCAGGAGCATCGAGAGCCACAGGAACTCGCGGGCCGGGATCTTCACACCTCGGCCGGCGCGGCCGCCTCGCTGGTGGATGCCGGACCACGGCACCCGCGAGGTCGCGCGGATGAACAGCTGCCCGACCGTGTAGATGACCGCGCCAGGGAGGCGGCCGAGGATCCGCTTCGGCGTCGGCCGGCGCTTCGACTTCGCGAGCCCGATCACCTTCATCGCCTTGGTGACGCGGCGGCCGCGGTTGCGGGACTTGCGTCGCGCCTCGGTGAACGGCGAGCGCGGCGGCCAGCTACCGCCGGGACCTGCTTGATCCTTCGCGTGGCGAGCCTGATCGCGGCGCAGCGGGACGCGGAGCTCGCGGAACGCCGGGGCGAGGAGCTTGCTGCGCCGCTCGACGTCGGACATCGACCGATCGACCTCGGTCAGATCGATCGTGCCGCCGTCGCTCGCGATCACCAGTAGCCGCCGGTCTTGCCGCGCGATTCGTCGCGATCGCCGGTGAGCTGGGTCGTGACGTTGTCGACGGCCATCGTGCCGTGCTTGAGCGGCAGCGGGTCTCCGCCGGGGGTGACGACGCCCGTGGCGAGCCGGTAGAGCCAGCCCTCTTTGCCGGTCTCGGTGCCGGCGAGCTCGTCCCACCGCTTCTGCATGTCGTCGGTCAGCATGTCGCGGTCGCGGGCGAGCATGATGCGAGCGAGCTCGGCCGAGGTCCGCACGATGATCGGCGGGACCGGGTTGAACGGCACCGTGAACCGCTTGCTCGCGAACGAGTCGATCAGCGCGTCGGCCGCGGCGATCGCGTTCGTGATCACGCCGGCGTCCGGGGTCGCGTCGTTGTCCCAGTCGGCGATCTCCTTGAGCCGCTTCAGGCCTCCGGCCGCCTGCTGGACGTCAGCCTGAAGGGAGTACGGCATCGGTTAGCCCTTCGACTGCTTGCCGCTGGTCGCGAGCTCGAGCTTCATCATCCGGGCCTCGAGATCCGCGTTCTTCATCTGCAGATCGGCGATCACGAGATCCTTGTCCTTGCCGCGGTTCTCCGCGACGCGACGCTGGAAGTCGGCGAGCTCGTCGGGCGTCGCCGGCTTGACGGCGAGCGTCGCCTTGCTCGCGAGCATCTCGTCGTAGGTCGCGGAGTCGACCATCGGGATCGGCGTCGCGAGGACGTCGAGCTTGTCGCCGAGCTGGACCACGCTCCACTCACGGGTGAAGTGCAGGCCACGGTGACGCCACCAGCCGTGGGGGGTCACCGCCATCACGAGCACGAACGAAGGAAGCTGAGCCAAAGGGACCTCGGGGGGTGAAAGCGGAACGGCCTCGATACGAAGCCTCGAGGCCAGTGGCTTGTTCCGGTGTTGTGGCCGCCGGCAGCCTCTGAGCTAGTGTGCTAACCGGCGGAGCCGACGCCGGACTGCCACGGGCCGTAGCAGAGGCCGAACTTCACGTGCGCGCCGTACATCGCGGTGCGCCGCTTGAACATCTCGGGCGAGGCGGGATCGTCCGCGGCCGCGAACTGCGGCTCGTACTCGATCCCGCAGATCACGCTCTTGATCTCCTCGGCCGTGAGGAGCATCCACGCGGTCGACAGCCCGAAGCGCGGCGCGATCAGCGGCTCGGCCATCCCGAAGTCGACGTTGCTCGCGCCGGCGGCGTTCATCTGAGCCTTGAACACCTGGCGCACCGTCAGCTGGTTCGCCGGACCGCACAGCACGGTCTTCACCGGCGTGCTGATCGGCTCGCCCTCGTCGTCGAGGTACGTGAACGACTTCTGCAGCGCCGCGTTGAACGACACCGACGAGAGGCCGCCGACCACGAGGTTCGACTGCGCCTCGCCGGGCCGGACGCCCGCGCCGGTGCCCGCGGTGTGGCTATTCGAGAACAGCGCCGCGCCGTCGTACGTGAAGCCGAGCGACGTCCCGAACCCGTTGAGGTAGAACTGCGTGACCTGGTCGTCCATCCGGCGCGCGGCCGCGGTCGCGAGAGAGCGAACGCGGGCCGCGAGCATCCCGAGGCGCGCTTCGACCTTGAAGTCGTCGACGTCGACCTCGAGGCCGTTGGCCCACCAGTCGGTCGTCAGCGCCTGCGTCTCACCGCGGAGCTTCTGCATGGTGCGATCACCGACCCAGCGCTTCATCGTCGGGATCGAGCCGAGCCACTTGAACTCCAGCCGCTCGGAGACCCCCGGGATCACCAGCGCGAGCTCGGGGTAGAGGACCGGCGTGTTCTTCAGCTTCATGTCGAACACGGTCGAGAAGGCGATGAACGCCGCCTCGAGGTTCGCCCTGCCGAGCATCGTGCCTTGACCACTCATGTCTTTGTCCTTGCTGGAGTTCTGGCCGAGTGGCCGGCTAGTAGTTGATCTTGACCCAGACGCCGCCGTCAGAATCGATGGAGTCGACGATGCCGCAGACGATCGCGTGCACCGTGCCGCCCGTGCGGACGACGGTGTGGTCGTCGAGGATGAAGCAGTTCTGGCCGACATCGGCCTTCGTGATCGCCGAGCCGCCGCTCGTGTCGTACTTGAAGACGCCGGCCTCGACGCCCGACGGCGGGTCGATCGCCACGGGCGCGCCGGTCGTGTTCTTCATCGCCTGCCGCGCCCGACCCTGGACGGTCAGCCCTGCGGTGTCGGAAGCCGGGACGAGATCGCCGGCGGCGTTCGTCGCGACGATCGCGCCGTTGAAGATCGTGGTGTTCGCCGCGATCAGGGCATTGTCGCAGACGATGCGATCGATGCCCTTGCGGAGGGTGTTGCGGTCGGTTCCGAGTGCGCCCATGACGATGATCTCCCTGGTGGCCGAGGACTACGCGCCGCGAGCGGCGGTGGCGGTGATCAGGTCACCGAGGTTGTGGATGACCGCGATGCTCTTCGGGCCGTGCGCCCGGACATCCGCGACGGAGAGCTTGCAGGCGCGCATCAGCTTGCCGAGTTCGGGGTTGGTCTGGTGCTGCTCGAACGCGTCGGGCTCGGGCTGCGCTGCGGCGACCACCGGGGTCGTCACGACCGCCGGCAGGTCCGACTGCAGCGCCGGGCGGGCCGGCGCCGCGGCGAGCTCGACCAGCTTGATCGACGCGTCGAACGTCGCGCGTCCCGCGGTCGCCGAGGTGCGGAGGCTGGCGACGGTGTCGTCGCTGACCAGCCGCACCGACCGGAGCCGGGTGATCTCGGCTTCGACGTGCGCCCGGTCGGACGCTGCGGCGAGCTCGGCGGTCCGCGCGCGCTCGGCCGTGAGGTCGGCGGAGCTCTGCGCGAGCTGGGTGCGTGCGACGTCGGCCTGCGCGGCCGCGGCGGTGACCGTCGCCTGCTTCGCCCGGATCTGCTCCCACGTCGCATCGACGGGGAGCCCGAGCGCCTTGGCCATTTCTTCGCGAGGATCCATCTGGGTCTCCGTTTGGACGGGTGGTGTGATCGCCATCGTGCGGGGCGCTCGCGCGCGCGGGAATCCCCCCACCGGCGCACCCCCCGCGAGTCGGTCCAGCGCGGGATGCGCGCGGCCGCAAAGCGCCGCGAGCTCGCGGGCCGTCGTCATTCGCGCGCCGACCCAACGCTCGAGCTGCTCGCCGGTCGCCGCGGCCGCGTCCACGATGAACGTGTCGTCGACGGCGGGGACGTTCACGGCGCTGAGCTCGACGCCCTCTCCATGCTCGAACTCCCACTCGACCTCGAGCTCGACGCCGCCGGGCTCGGCCGCCACCATGTCGCCGGGAAAGCACCCGCATTCCGCCCAGGCCGGAGTGCCGTGGACCGTGCAGGTGATCTCCCCCATCGGAACGACACCGAACGAGAAGCGATCGATCGTGCCGTTCGCGAGACCTTCCTTCGCCCACGGAGCCTGCGCGACGATCTCGTACAAGATCGCCATCTCGGCCGTCGCGGTCATCTCCTCGGCCCACGCGTCGGTGATCGTCCCGCCGCGCGCGCGAGCGTCGCCCCAGTCGTGGCCGGTGATGAACGCCTTGCCGCGAAACGAGCGGGCGAGCGCGCGCATCGATCCAGAGCGAAACCGAAACCCGTTCGCGTTCGACTTCCCGCCGCCCGCGGCCGGCTCCATCGTCTGCCGGTAGCCGATCGCGGTGAATTCGTCGCCGGCGGTCGGCGCGGCCTTCGGCATCGGCGCCGCGGCGATCGCGTCGGCGAGGATGGCGCGTCGACCGTCAGGTCGAAGCAGGATCCGCGGGTTCTTTTGGATCAGCCGGGTCAACTGTCGATCCGCCATCGGACACCTGGGTTGGTTGGAGCTCGTCGTCGGGGCCGCTCGGTTCGCGCCATTCGAACTTGTCGCGCACCTGATCCTCGCTCAGCTTCAGGCCGAGGCCCTGAAGGGTCTTGGCCACCTGGGCGTCGGTCAGCAGCGAGAGCTTCTGCACGCGGATGTGCAGCCACGGCGGTGCGGCCTTGTCGGTCAGGTTGTTCCGGCGGAGGTACTCGCGGCCGATGTCGCGCTGGAACACGACGCCGATCCGTCGAGCGTCGGCGAGCGAGAGCTTGTGCTTCTGATCGTCATGCACCTTGCCGAGCGCGAAGCTGCCAGGCCCGCCGGTGTCGCTGGTGAGCGTGCCGGCGGTCAGGATCTTGCTGATCTCGCTGTTGCAGAGCTGGGTGATCCCGGCGTGCAGGTGATCCCCGCCGCCTGATCCCGCCCGAAGCGCCTGCGTGTGGATCTCGATCGTCGCGTCGGCTGCCAGGATCGCGCGCCCCTCGGTCCCGAGCGCGTCGATCGCGTCCTGCAGCGCCTTGCGCGTCGCCTCGCTCGAGTTCTCGCCGTACTTGCCCGTGATCATCGGGATCCCGAACTTCTCGGCGAACACGAGCCAGTCGCGCACCGCGAGCCGCTTGAAGACTGCCCAGTAGGCGACGGTGCGGAGCATCCCGGCCTGGGTCTGCTTACGCCAGCGCTTCGTCTCGTTGCAGGCCCACGACGATCCGGGGCGCCGCTCGAGCAGCTGACCGGGATACGGATCGATCTCGCTCGTGAGACGGGCGCGGCCGTGGAGATCGAACGAGAAGCGGCGGTGTGGGACGCACGCGACGTCAGCGGGGATCTGCATCCCATCTGCCCGGGTCCACCACGGAATCTCGGCGTAACTGAAGCCGATCCCGACCGCGAGCATCAGGTGCTCGATCAACGCGGCCATGTCGATCTGCTTGCAGTCGGCGTCGAGCTCGTCCGCGGCCTGCTTGCTGCCGGGGCGCGCGTCGCCGGGGATCAGCGACCAGTCCTGCGCAGCCACCTCGTCGAGTCGTTGCTCGTAGAGGCCGCGCGTGTGGCCGTCGTTGAGCACGATGTTCTCGAACATGTCGGTCATCTGCCAGACCGA